AAGCAACCCTTTTAAAACAACTAACCTCAGTACAACCGTGACGGTAACGGATACAGCCCACGGCGCAATAGATGGCGATTTTGTTGCGTTTAGTAATGCGGCTACTGTGGGTGGGTTAGACCTAAACAACCAATACCAGCTTACTTACGTAGACGCCAACACATACACAATAACTGCAAGCTCTGCGGCCACTTCTACAGTAGCGGCTGGGGGCGGTACAACTGTTAGTGCGGTGTATCAGATCAACGTTGGCTTGCCGGTTGAGGTTCCGCTAACTGGCTGGGGCGCTGGCGCTTGGGGTAATGGTACGTGGGGTAATGGCGGCACATCTACGTCAGCGCTGCGCCTGTGGAGTCAAAGCAATTTTGGTGAAGATTTGGTTTTTGGGTTCCGTGGTAGTCCAATTTACTATTGGGATGCGGCTTACGGTTTAACACCCTCTATAGTTACTATAACTATTGCGTCTCCTGCGGTAGTGACGTCTAGCCTCACCTTGGTAAACGGCGCAACTGTTATTTTGACAAACTCCGGCTACCCATCTGCGTTGCCGACTGGCTTAGTTGTGGGAACTACGTACTACGTTAAAAATGTTTCAGGCAATACGTTTAATTTGGCCGCCACCCCTACAGGCGTAGTTATTAATACAACAGGAACGCAGTCTGGTACGCACTACATCATGCCTAATGCTGTCCCTGTTACGTCTTTAGCTGGGGCAAGTAGCGTGCCTTTGATGCAAAACTTCTTGTACGTAGCCGATATAAGCCGTTTTGTGTTTGCGTTTGGCTGCAATGACTACGGTTCAACCACTCAGAACCCAATGCTTATCCGTTGGTCAGATCAAGAATCTGTGGTTGATTGGGCACCGTCCGCTACTAATCAGGCAGGTAGTGTAACCATATCTCACGGCTCAGAAATTGTTACCGCTATCCAGACCCGTCAAGAGATTGTCGTATTTACTGACTCTGCGCTTTATTCTTTGCAATACCTAGGCCCTCCGTTTGTGTGGGGCACGCAGTTGCTTGGTGACAACATCTCCATCATTGGCCAAAACGCTATTACCCAAGGCTCTGGCATAGTCTATTGGATGGGTACGGACAAGTTCTACACGTATGACGGTCGTGTGCAAACACTAAACTGCGACCTACGCAAGTACGTCTATCAAGACATTAACTTGAGCCAAAACCAACAAGTTTTTGCAGGAACTAACGAGGGTTTTAACGAAATCTGGTGGTTCTATTGCTCTGCTAACAGCACAAACATTGACCGGTACGTTATATTTAACTACGCGGAAAACACTTGGTACTACGGCACGATGGCACGAACCGCATGGCTGGACTCTGGTCTAAGGGATTACCCTATTGCTGCAAACCCCTTAACTGCCACGACGGGCAACGTTGTTAACCAAGAGTACGGCAACGATAACAATGAGACCGGCACCCCTGCTGCAATTAATGCGTACATCTCTTCGTCCGAGTTTGATATTGGTGATGGCCATAACTTTGGTTTTATCTGGCGCATGTTGCCGGACTTGACTTTTTCTGGCTCGGATGCTGCCCCTACCCCTGCTGTTACTTACACGTTGTACCCGATGGTAAACTCAGGCTCAGGTACAGGGACGGCTGTGGCGGCGGGTGTAAATAAACTAACAGGCGCTTCATACACAATTACTGAAGGTTTTACGGGGCAAGTGTTTACCCGTGTGCGTGGGCGTCAGATGATCTTAAAAGTGGGCTCTAATCAGCTTGGTACGCAGTGGCAGTTGGGTGCTACCCGTATTGACATTAGACCGGACGGCAGACGATGAGCTACATCATTACGTCTGAGACAGAGCTCAGCAGGATTGCGGCTCCTAGCTTGCCTTTGGCAACAAAAGAATACAGCCCACTGTATATTGACCAGCTTAACAACGTTTTGCGGCTGTACTTCAACCGACTAGATAACTTGCTGGCGCAGTTGGTTACGTCTGGGATTATTCCGGCAACCACAAATTACACAGTAGCAACGCTACCAAGTGCGGTTACTTCAGGTGTTGGCGCAAGGTCTTTTGTCACTGATGCTTTAGGCCCAACATTTGGCGCAACGGTTGTTGGCGCAGGTGCAGTTAAAGTGCCGGTGTACTCTGACGGAGTCGACTGGAAAGTTGGCTAAAGCAAGTTAAAAATGATATTATCCAACAACCCCCATTTTGAGAGGCAAAAATGAGCCTGCATAAGTTTGCCGAACAGGTAGCCGCCAATGGCCGCGGTGACGACTCTTTACTTGTACACATGACTCCGGACGAAGTCCGGAATTTACAAAAGTTTGCCGAGGCTAACGGCACAACGCTGACCATCAACCCTGACACTGGTTTGCCCGAAGCCGGGCTTTTGTCTGATCTGTTTAAGTCTATTGCCCCGATTGCGCTTGGCGCTTTTTTAGGCCCTGCTGGATTTGGTTTGTCGTCCATGATGGCGGGTGTAGCTACGGGTGGCATTACCGCTTTGGCTACCGGCAGTCTGTCTCGCGGCCTCATGGCCGGATTGGGTGCGTATGGTGGAGCGGGTCTGGGCGAGAGTTTGATGAGCGCTGGTGGAGGGATGAGCGCGGCCAATGCCGCGACTGCCGCTCAAGGACAGTTAGGCGCGACCAATTTGGCGTTAGGCGAAGCTTTGCCTGCACAGGCAGCAGATCAGTTTACAAAAGACGCAATTACGCGCATGACGCCTTCTAACGCAGTGTCTGCCGGATTTAACGCAGCTACTGCCAGCCCCGGCGCGGCTCTTGATTTTGCTAAAAACAACCTTAGCAACTTAGCTTACGCCGCTTCTCCAATTGCTGCTGGCCTGATGGTTCCAACAACCACAAAACTGCCAGACCCCAAGAGCACGGGCAACATCCGGCAGATGGCTTACAACATCAACCCAGATACGGGTAAACCCGACCCTCTGTACGGCATGCGTGAAATGACGCCTGTCAAAGCCAGCGAGTTTGGAAACAAAACATTCCAAGGCCAGCGCGATCTGTTCTACCAACAGAATCCAAATCCGTATCAACTTGGGGTAGGGTCTTTAAACCAAGCACCGCAACAGCAGCCAACGCAAATGAACACAGGCGGCATTGTGGCTTTGGCTGGTGGTGGCGTGCCCGGTTATGCTGGTGGTGGCCCGTTGGTAAACGACCAACAGATTTTTGACTACTTCAAAGGGCTTGACCAAGCCCAATTAAAATCTGGCGCTCTTGACGCACAAATTGCCGCTGACATGCAAAAATACGATGTTGGCGCTACTGATATTGCAAGGGCCACAGGCACACAGAATCAACAAGGCAACTACGAAACACGTTTTGTTAATGCAGTTGCAACCCCAACCACCGATGCTAGCGAGTTTTTAGCCGCAACTAAAGATATTGGTTTAACAGGACAGAACTTAAGCACAGCACTTCAAAATTCTGGGTTGTCTCAGTCCGCGCAGTACGCGCTTACACATAATTTAAACGATGCCGCCGGTACTTATGATGCTAGCGGAAAACCAATTGATTTTTATAACAAGATTGGCTACACCGCAGGTGCGGCCCCCGGCGACCAAGGCGGTTTAGAAGGTTTGTACTCCAACATCAATTACTCTGCAAAAGCACTACAAGACCAAATTAACTCTGGGGCGCTCACTGTATACGAAGCGCAAGCTCTTGCGCGGGGTGAAATGGGGCGTGTTGGTGTTAACGACAAGGATATTAAAAACGCAACAGGCAAAGATTTTGCTAATTTGTTCACGCCTAAAACAGTTACACCAATTACATCAATTACACCTTTACCTCAGCCATTCACAAGCGTAGTCCCCGGCGGCACACAACTCCCCGGCGCTACAACATACGCTAACGGCGCGTACGGCAACTATGGATCTGGCCCCGCTACGGGCGTGGACTACCGCGGTAATACAGTATCTATCGCCACCCCCGGCGACATCATTACAAACCCCGACGGCACGCGCACAGTTGTGCCTAACGTTCCCGGTCGTCCATACGGCGGCTTTACAGGATCAGAGGGAGTAAAGAGTGCCTATACTGCTGGTGGCGGCAGCTTGGGCTACACAGCCAAAGCGCCAAAAACAATTGACGAGTTTAATAAGCTGTACAACAAGCAGACCGGTGACTCACTGGCCGCATACGACTATCTCATGGGTAAAGGCAGTGGTAAATACCCTGTTAAATCCGGTGTGCCCAACATTGCTATGCCGTACAACGAGTATGTATTGGGCAAAAAGACAGCCAAACCCGGAGCTAAGACAACAGACAAAGTTACAACAGTTGTAGGAGTGCCCGGACAACCACAGACTTACTTTGACGAAGCGGCATACCTTGCGGCCAATCCAGACGTTGCGGCTGAAATCAAAACCGGTAAAACAGCGTCAGGTAAACCAACAAGGTTAACTTCTGCATACGATCACTACTTGATGTATGGCAAAGCCGAAGGCCGTCCTTTTACTGGCGACTACCAAGGCTACACAACGGCTTTAGCTTTAGCTAATGCTTCTCAGCAAGGTGGCCCCGGAAATGCTACAAGCGCCACAACTGCGGCAAATACAGTCAGCGACAGCAACACAGCCAATAGCATTACAGGCTTGGCGGCTCCTGCTAACAGTAGTATCTCTGTATCCGATGCGGTAGCTTCTCCTGCTGATGCCCCTGCTGCTACTGATGGTAGTCCTGATGGTGGCCCTAGTGGTGATGGTACTGGCGGAGAAGCTCGCGGTGGTTTGATGCCTGACGGTCGGTATCGCTTGGCTAACGGCGGCATGCCCAGCTACGCCATGGGTGGCGGTCTTGGCTCACTCGGTTCCTACTCTGATGGTGGTCGACTGCTTAAAGGCCCCGGAGACGGCGTGTCTGACAGTATCCCTGCAACAATTGGCAACAAGCAACAACCCGCACGCCTTGCCGATGGTGAGTTTGTAATCCCTGCACGCATCGTGTCTGAGTTGGGTAACGGTTCAACAGATGCCGGAGCCAAGAAGCTCTACGCCATGATGGATCGTGTGCAACGTGCACGCGGTAAGACCACAGGCAAAAACAAAGTGGCGGCTAACTCCCGTTCTGATAAATATCTTCCCGCTTAAGGAATAGATCATGGCAGCAGCATCCCCAACACAGTACCAAGAACAGCGGATAGGTTTTGCAGACCAGATCGCGCCCTATGCAGAAAAACTGCTAGGCACTGCTGAGCTTTACACCGATCTTGAAGCAAATCCCTACATGCAGTACATGGGGGATCGCACAGCGCAGTTCACTCCTTTACAACAACAGTCGTACGAAAACGCGGCGTTGATGCAAACTGCCCCTCAGTTGGGCGATGCCACAGCTATGGCTGGTATGGCAGGCTTGGGCGCACTTAATACGCAGTACACGTTTAACCCATATCAGACACAGCAATTTACGGGAAACAACGTTCAAGCGTACATGTCTCCCTACATGCAAAATGTGGTGGACATCCAGCAACGAGAAGCCCAGCGTCAAGCCGATATTGCAGGAACCCAACAGCAAGCTCAAGCTACTAAAGCCGGTGCATTTGGTGGTAGTCGTGACGCAATCATGCGTTCTGAAGCTGCTCGTAACTTAGCGTTGCAAAAAGGCGACATTCAAGCCAAGGGTCTGCAAGACGCATACGCGCAAGCTATGGGGCAGTTCAACCAATCCCAAGCGCAGAACTTGGCAGGACAGCAACTAAACGCCCAGCAACAACAGTTTGGCGCGGGTCTTGGCCTTCAAGGTATGCAGACAGCCATGACAGGTGCTAAGTCTTTGGCTGACATTGGGCAGACGCAGTATGGCCAGAACATGGGGCTACTTAGTTTGCAAAATCAGTTTGGTGGTCAACAGCAACAGCAAACTCAAAACATTCTGAACAATCAGTATCAAGATTTCTTAAACTACCAGAACCAGCCATACAAGCAGATGGGCTTCATGTCTGACATGATCCGTGGTTTGCCTATGTCTCAGCTATCCTCCACAATGTATCAAACACCCCCATCAATGTTGCAACAAGTTGCGGGTTTAGGTATCACAGGTAAAGCTTTGGGAGCCTTTAAGAAAGGTGGCGCGGTTCAGGATGTCGAATATAGAGACAAACCTGCCGGTCTGGCTGATCTTGCAATCTATAACATGGGCTGAAGAACATGGCACTACCAAACGCTGAAAAACTCACATCGCAGATGGCGATGCTGCCTGATGCTGCCTTGAAGCAGATGGCCATGATGCATAAGAACGACCCGTACGTTCTTCCCTTGATTATTTCTGAAGATGGCCGTCGCAAGCAGATGCGCCAAGCCGCGCAAGCACAGATGGCCGGTATGCCACAACCCAAAGTAACCGATGCAGCTTTGGCACAGATGGGCGCTTTGCCTGAAGAACAAGGGATTGGTATGCTCCCCGCCCCTAACATGCAGCGTATGGCTGACGGGGGTATTGCTGGCTATGGCGATGGTGATGATGTTCCTAAAAGAAACGGCATGGCTATGGGTGGCATGTACGACTTTGCCCAACGCAGTGAACCTGTGCTTCGCATGGCGGGCGGTGGTGTGCCCGGGTATAAGAATGGTGTAGCGGTGCCTGCCGACTTGGACGCGTACATTGACGAACAAGCCAAACTCAACGGCATCCCCTCAGCTACTCTTCGCGCAGTTATTCAAGCGGAAAGCGGCGGAAAAGTCGACGCTCAAAGCAAGACTTCTTCAGCGCAAGGTTTGATGCAGTTGATTAACCGCACCTTTACCAAAGGCGGTGGCGATCCAGCAAGACGCAAAGACCCGTTTGAAAACATCCGCGTGGGTGCTAAAGTTTTGGGTGAAGACGCGGCAGCTTTACGCAAGACGTTGAATCGGGATATTGCCCCAGAGGAACTGTACGCAACTCACGTACTTGGCCGTCCTACAGGTTCACGCTTGTTGCAAGCGGACTCTAGCATGACGATGGCGCAAGCACTTAAAGCGGCTGATCCAAAGAACGCAGACAACATCATCAAGAGCAACTCTAAATTGTTTGGTGATGGTAAGAAGACCGTTGGTGAAGTCATGCAGACGTTCTCTACCAAGATGGCCTCGGCTGTACCTATCGGTACAGCGCAAGCCGCGCAATCACAAGCAGCCCCAGACTTAGCCTCTCAAATCCCCGGCCAGCGTAGCCCAGCACCTGCTTCTACTTACGACCAGCAGAACTCATACTTTGGTCAGTTGGCGGACAAAATGGGCATACCCTTAGAGTACCAGCGCAATATTGGTAACACAATGAACGCCCTGAGCGGGTTTACTTCCCCCATCAGTACGGCAAACCGCGCTGTTGGTCAGGCGTCTAAAGCATTAGAGGCTACGCCTGAGATGATTGCCAAGGCTGAACAAGCTAAGAGAGTAGCCGAAACACAACGTCTACTACCTCCTGCCAAGGTTGGATTGGAAGCGCTTGATGATGCTTCTCAAGCAACTCGTGCTGCTGCGGAAGCAGCCCGTCGTGCCCGTGGTGTAGAGCAAGATGTGCAAGCGGCCAAAGCCGCAGAACAATCTGTGGACGCGGCAAACATGACTTCAAAGATTGCCCGTACAACAGAAGAAGCCATAGCCGCTGGCCCTAACGCCCGTGCTTTAGATGCCGCCAAATTAGCTAACGCTTCTAAAGCACTGGCAGGTACACAACTGGCCGAAGAAAAAGTTAAAGGCTTGTTTGGCGAAAGTACGCGGCCAGAGGTAGGGGAGTCTGTTTCGGGCACATACAATACAACGCTACCCCCCGCAGAAGCCGCGCCTAAGCCTTCCGATTTAATTGCCGCAGCCAAAGAAACTGTGCCTACCAAAGAGCGTAAGGGTTTTGGCAACGACGACCTGTTGATGCTCGGCTTAAGTTTGTTGGCCAACAAGTCACCTAACTTCATGACTGCTTTGGGCGAAGCTGGTATTCAGACTTTGGGCGCTAAGAAAGAGCGTGAGAAGGCTGAGACTGACCTTGAGTACAAGGACATCATGAAGAAGTACTACGGCTCTCTTGGTGCAAAAGCCGAAGCGGATGCTAAAAGTGTGGAGGCTGGTGGTAAGTTTGATGTACAGCGTACACAGCTTGCACTCAACAACACGGAACGTGCATACGAGAAATGGTTGACTACGCCCGAAGGTGCTACGGCATCAGCCGACGCGAGAAATGCAGAATTCCGCCGCATTGCAGGCTTGTACTACCCCTTGGCGGGCGCTGAACTTCCAAGTACAATGGGCGCACCAGCACCCTCTGCCGGATTTAAGGTTTTAGGGAGCCGCCCACAATAAGCTCAAGGATGTTAAATCATGCCCATTTACAGCGTGCAAGGCCCGGATGGGCGTATCTACGACATCGAGGGGCCTGAAGGCGCGTCCGATGCTGAAGTTATATCGGCGCTTGAACAGCATTTAGCATCCCAGCCGAAGCCCAAAAAGGGGCTACTTGCCGCCCTTGGCAAAGGCGCTGAGTCTACGCTAAGCGGTCTTCGTACGGGTATTGAAGGCACGTTTGGTTCTGCCGAAGAAGCTGCTAGGGCCGGCATCCAGCGCGGCGAAGAAATCTCTGGCAAATACGCTGACCAAGTCAGCATGGAGAAAGTCAAAGAAGCCTACGCCAAAGATGGTGTTCTTTCTGCCGCCAAAGAAGTCGGCCGTCAAATCCCCTTAGCTATTGCTGAGCAAGCGCCTAACCTTGCCACTTCGTTTGGTGGTGCTCGTCTCGGTGCTATGGCGGGTACGGCTCTTGGCCCTGCGGGTACTGTGGCTGGCGGTGTGGTCGGTGGATTGGCAGGCGCATTTCTCCCCTCCCTGATTCAACAATATGGCGGCAACATTGAGCGCCAAGCTCAAGAGCAAACGGCTCGTGGCGAACCTATCAAGATTGACACAGGTGCTGCCGGAGCCGCAGCCGTCCCGCAAGCTGCCTTGGATGTAGCGCAAGCGTTTATTCCGTTTGGCGGCAAATTGGTCAGTAAACTGACAGGCATCCCCGAAAAAGCTTTCTTTGGTAAGACCGCAGAACAAGCGGCTAAACTTGCAGACGAAAAACTGTTGGCCACCCTTGCAAAAGGCACGGCTACTGGCGTGTTGGCCGAAGTGCCAACAGAGATTGCCCAACAGATGTTGGAACGTGCACAGGCAGGGTTATCCCTAACTTCTCCTGATGCCATGAAGGAATATGGCCAGACCGCCTATCAAGTTGGTTTGCTTGGCCCTCTTGGAGCAGTTGGTCGGTTATCGGAAAGAGGCGCAGCCCGAGACGAAGTTGCCGCTAGGAAAGCCGCAGAACAAGAAGCCGCCGCACAAGCGGCTCCTGCACCAGTACCCGCACCGCAAGCCGCACCGGAGGAAGAAAAACCCCCAATGTTGGCACTGCCTGCGCCAGCACCACCTCCTCCCCCCGCACCAGTTGTAGAGACTGTTCGCCCCGGTGCGGTCATGGGTACTATGGATACAGGTGTGACTCCGGCTGCAACACCTGCTCCTCCTGCACCGCCCAAACCCGACTTAAACCGGACGATGGAAGAGTACGACCGACTCAAAGCACAGTTGGCCACCCTTCAAACGCAGATGCAGGAAGCGGCTACCGCTGGCGACACAGCTAAGGTCAACGAACTGTATGCACAGTACACGCCCCTTCAAACGCAATTAGAAACCACCGCACAGGCGGTTGAGGGTCTAGGAGGCGTGACACAGACCGCACAGGAACTGGAGGCACAGTCTAAAGCCGCGCTTTCTAGCATCGACACAAAGATTAAGAACGCCAAGAAGAAGCTTGCGGACGCAGCGCAGCTAGGCTCATTTGATGAGCTACCCAAACTCACAACCAAACTGGATGAGTTAAACAAAGAACGCGCAGACTTGATGGAAAGCTTCGGTCGAAAGCGCTCAGTCCTTGAAGAAAAAGCCATCAACCAAGCACAGCGTGGTCAGACTCGTGAGTTGTTTACCGAGAAAGAAGCGCCTATACCTCCAACGGAGAAGCCCGAAGGCCCAGAGCAGCCCACCACCGTGCCCGGTATTGCCAAGACGCCTGATGAAGCATTGGAGTTTAAGCCCAAGGCGGTTGATACCCAGTACGAACGTCCCGAAGGTTACGGCTTAAAACGTGTGTCCGATGACAAGCCAATTCAGTTGGCTATGCAGAAAGACCCAAGGCAATTGGACATTTTTAGCCCTGAGAACATTCAGCGCACAGAGATGACGCCCGAAGAACGGGAAGCCGCTGACCGCCGTATGGCAGAAGCCACAAACATGTCGGCTGGCCGTGTCTCCCAGTATGTCAAGGATGCTGAAAAGCAGCGCATGACTCGGGCACTAGATACGCGTCTAAACCTTGCCGGTACGGAAACCAAGCGCGTTGTGTCGGACGAGCAGTACGACATCACGATGAACAACATCAACCGCCTACATAACAAGGTAGTGCTCCCGATTGGTAACGCCAACAAGTCTTGGTTGCAAGAGTTGTACGATGCCGCAGATGTTCACAATGACCTTCTCCAACAGGCAGAGACAAACAAAAGCTTCGGCCTTCAGCGCAAAATCAAAGCGGCTCTGAATAGGTACAACCGTGTATTGGCCAAGATTACGCCTGTGCGTGAACAAATTGAAAAAATGTACAAGAGCATGTACGAAGCCACGCCTGCGGCCAAAGCCAGCGTAGTGGCGGCGGAAAAGAAAAAAGCAGGCGAAGAACAGCTTGACACTCTTAAAATCAGAGATGCCGAAGGCAAAGTCATCGGTGCCAAAGTAAGCCGTGCCGTTAAGACAACCAGACGGATTGAGTCAGGTGATGTCCGCAAAGAGGCGGAAGACTCTATTCAGATGCGTAGATTGGCGACGTCTCTTGGTATGCAAGAGCCGGAGTATATAAAGCTTGGTGACAACATGGCTAAACGCGTGGCCGCGCTACGCGAGCAATATGGCAAAAATGATCCCGAAGTAACTGCGTTCCAGTTGCAGATGAATGACACGCTGGAAGCCAAAGCTATTGAGCTTGGAAGAAAAACTCCTGAGTACAAGGCTACGCTTGCAGAGCAGACAGATATTGTCAGAGAAGCGCTGTCTCAAAGCACACAAGAAACGCCTTCTAAACGTACAGAGCAAGAGACCCGCAGAGTACAACGTGCCCCCAAAGAGCTACGTACAGCCACGGGCGAAGCCGCTAAAGAAAGTTCTGGCATTACCAAAGTCAAGACCCGCAAAGGTACAACTGAAACAGTTGGCCCTGCCCGTACAGGCAAGCCCCCCATGGCGGAGAAGAACCTGCCTAAACCGTTGCGTGTGCCCGGTAAAGTATCCATCAAGGATCAAGAGCGAATTATTAGAGAGGCCAATGATTCCGATTTGGGTACAGCCTACCGCACCCGTGAAACAGAAGGCGGCACGATTGATGCCAAAGAAGCTGCTGACTTTATGGAAAAAGTGCAGAGTAAACTGCCTTCAAACGTGAAGCTGGTATATGCCGCTAACCCCGGCAAGATTCCTGTGGCGCTACTCAAGCGCATGTCAGAGGAAGGCGTTGATCCAACCGAGGCTATGGTGCAGGGCGCTGTGTTCCGTGACGGCACTATTTTGGTGGTTGGTGACCAGCATGCTGACTTAAAAGACTTGGAAGCTACTGTCTTCCACGAGATCGTTGGACACTACGGCATCGACACCATCATTGGTATTGAGCGCTTACAGGCATACGCTAACAAGACAGACCTACGCAAACTGGCCGAAGAAATTGGTGGTCAGAAACTGGTAGACGAAGTCATCAGGACTGCCCAGTTCAATGCAGCGCAGGGCAAGAGCGAAGAAGTCCAAAGACTTCAAGTTTTGCGTGAGATTATTGCGCACACCGAAGAAGCTCGCGTAACTGAGAGCTTCAGGGAAAAGGCTGGCCGATGGCTCAAAGAGTTTGTCGGCATGATTCGCGCAGGCTTGCGTGATCTGGGCTTTACGTCTTCCTCTGTACTATCAACATCTGACGTCTTCTATGCTTTGAAGCAATCCCGCAAAGCGTTTGAGAATAAGACAATCGGTGCTTACAGGGCGGCTGATGGCCAAATTGCCTTCCGCACCAAGAAAGAACCCACGCAGTATGGCGCTTCATTCATTGCCAAAGAACCTACTCTAAAAGACCAGTTGCTTGGCAACATCATGGGGCTGACTGGCCGTGTTCAGTTCATTGACAAAGACGCGGCCTTGTCTGAGGCATTTAAACGTGGCGTAGCCAACAACGTCATCACTTCCTTGGAAGCACAAAACGCAGAGTTCTATTTGCGATTCGGCCAACAGCGCAGCCAGTATGCGGGTCAAGCACTGACCAACGGAAAACTTATCCTACGCAAAGGCGAAGGCGGTGGCTACGTGTACGACAGCGTCAAGGGCGCTAACATGGTTGAAGTGGCAGAAGCTCTGCACAAGGGTAAGTTTGCCAATGACTCCGAAGCCGAAGCAATCTTGACTGCGTACGTGGCAGGCGAGCGTGCCAAGGTCAAGGGCTGGCAAAAACTCAACTACGAAAACCCTGCTCTGGCTGAAAAAGAGTACAACGACGTCATGCGTCTGCTCAACAGCGACAAGACCAAGAAAGATGCCGTACTGGAAGCCGCACGTATCTACAAAGAGTTTAATGATGGGCAAGTTGACTTCCTTGTACAGACAGGCGCTATCACTGAAAAGTTGGCCAATGAATTAAAGTCCGTACCTTATATCCCGTACTACCGCGTCAACAGCAACAGTGGCAACATTGAGTTGATGGTGGACAAAGAAACGCCTGTGCGTATTGGTAACGTTAAGACTGAGCCACAACTCAAAGAGTTGGTGGGCGGCAATAAAAACATTTTGCCAATCTTTACAAGCTCGGTTCAAAACACATTCATGTTGACGGACTTGGCACTGCGCAACCAGATGATTAAAGAGTCTGCGTTTTTGCTTCGCAAGATGGGTATTGCATCAGCGCTTGGAGAAGGTTCTGGCCCCGCAAGCGACAGTACTGTGCGGTTTAAAGTTAATGGCAAAGACCACTTTGTGTTCATTGACAAAACACAATTTGGCATCCCTGCAGAACTCATTATCAAGGGCATGGAAGGTATCAAGACCACGATGCCAGCCGCTATCAAAATGATGGGTATCCCTGCTGATTTGCTTCGTAAGTTTGTAACACGCAACCCCGCCTACGCTATCCGTCAAGTTGTACGCGATCCTTTGAACGCATGGTTGACAACGGGCACAGACGCTACGCCAGTGCTCAGTTCTTTCAAAGAGTTGGCCAGTATGGTGGCCGGACGCAGCGATGTTGAAAACAAACTGATGCGTTCAGGCGCTATCAGTAGCAACGTGTTTACAGGCGACCAGCGCGATGCAGCCAAGTTCCTCAAAGACATTAGTGCAGGTAAATCTGGTTGGGATAAGTTAGTTGCCAAGGCGGATGCGTTTGCCATGCAGGGCGATGCTGCTACCCGTGCTGTGATATACAAAGACTCCCTAGCCAAAGGAATGTCCGAGCAAGCAGCGCTTTTGCGTACGCTAGAGTCCATGAACTTTAGCCGCCGTGGTTTGTCACCAAGCATGCAGGCACTGTCGATCATCATTCCGTTCTTTAACGCGCAGATTCAAGGTTTGGATGTGCTCTACCGCGCATATACAGGCCAGATGCCGTTCAGCGAACAGCTTAAGATTAAACAAAAGATGGTGTCTCGTGGCTTAATGCTTGCCGCAGGCACACTGGCATACGCTGCCCTGATGTCCGATGATGAGGCGTACAAACGCGCCAAGCCTGAAGAGCGCTACGGCAATTGGTTCATGTACATCCCCGGCTTTGATGAGCCTGTACGCGTACCTATCCCGTTTGAATTGGGTTACTTGTTCAAAGCGTTGCCCGAAGCTTTGTGGGATATGGCGTCCAACGACGAGAAGGCATCCAAGGCGGTGGGCGGTTGGCTCAAGTTGGTCGCACAGACCAACCCGTTTAGCTTGCCCCAAGCCATCAAACCCCTCACTGAAGTCTATCTTGGTCAGTCGTTCTTTGGCGGAGCGATTGAGTCACAGCGTGAGCAGAAGATGCTGGCTGGTGAGCGTGCGCGTGAGTCCACCACAGAGTTTGCCAAGTTGCTCGGTAGCATCACAGGAAGCGAAACGATCAAGCAGATCACAGGCAAAGAAGGCTTGTCTCCCATTGGTATCGATTACCTCATCCGTGGTTACACGGGCGGTCTTGGTATTGGTATTGTGCAGTTGGCCAACCCGATACTAAACATGGAAATGAAAGAAGACGTTGCCAAGCCCACGCTCAAGGCAAGCAAGACGCCATTCATTGGTGGTCTGTTCCAGCCCGTTGAAGGCAGGGGAACCCTTGATGAAGCGTACGACATGATGAACAATATTCAGCAAACCAAGGGCTCGTTCAACCGCCTGATGGAACAGGGCAAAGCAGCAGAGGCCAAAGCCTTTGCACAGGAGCATGCTGAAACCTTGGCACTAGCATCGGTGTCGGGCTCGGTACAGCAAAAATTGGGTGATTTTGCAAAAATGCGTCGACAGATCGAAGCCGCACCGAAGCTGACCACTGAGCAGAAAGACGAGATGCTGGCGCGTATTGACAAGGCTCAGACCGAGTACGCCAGAGGCTTTATCAAGGCAGTCGATAAAACCACACGCCAGTAAAGCCGTCCCTGATCCCGACCTTGGCTCGGGCATCAAACAAACGGTGGCCGAGGGCTTTATTCAAACCCTCGGCTTTTATAGCCTGCGTGTCAATGCAGGGGACAAAGAACCCCTGCCCCCTTTCAAGCCGCTGCCATGGATACTGGATTGATAATTTCTTCATCCAAGGTAGAGTTCTCTCGTGATATTTTCATTGTAGACACCCGCATCGGTGGGCCACTGGTTCTTGCCATCATGTCTTTCTTGGGCATGTAAGACACCACAAACTGCTTCTCAAGTTGGCGCTTGAAGTCAGCGTAACCGAAGCTCATGTTGGAGCAGAAGGTTTTAAGCAGTCGCTCCTCGATGTAGAAGTCTGTGTGGTTGGCTGTTACGCCGTGTTCCACCCGCCCCATAACTACTGAGCGAGTAGTCGATGCGTCAATCTCAGCAGTACCGCCAAGCAGTGCCACAGCGCCTGACTTGGAGTTAAAGCGCACCACCACGAACTTGCCGTAGTACTCTTGGATGAAGCCGTTGAGGACATCCTCTGCACTGCGCTTGTTGGTCTTGATGTTGCCCCGAGCCGTGTTGACACGGGTTATCAGGAAGTCTTTCATCTCGCTCAAGGGGAAGTCGATGATGCCAAGGTGCTTACTGCCCAGAGACAGGCCAGCGGCCATCATTGCACCGATGCCGGCCATCCAGAAACGCTCGTCATTGGTAGCGTTGAAGTCCTTGTAGCAGTTACGTACGATCTCAGGCACCAAAGTCTTGAGCATGGATACGTTTTTAGCCAAAAATCCAGCCAGCTCGTAGCCCACCAAAGCGTAGTTTTTATGCAACGACTTGATGATCTCAATCTCGTGGGGCTCCCATGACAGTTCCTCGTCCATGATGAACTCAAGAACACGGCGTAGCTCACCCTCAGACGAGTGCTTGCGTGACCCTGTTAGGTAGTCCACGACGTGGGTATTGGAGGACATGATGGCCACTGTCTGCCAAGTCGAGAGATTGATACGCTCCTTGTTAGCGCCCGACTCCATACGCTCCTTACCGCGACCCTCGGTCATGTCCAGTAGGAACTCGGGAAACCACTCAGCATCCTTGCGGTTCTTGGCGGTGATCTCATCCGTTACTAGCGGCATGCTACCAAGCAGTCCAAGGCGTTGTTGCATAGCAACAGGCGACGTACCCTTACCCGTGCGGTAGTGGACTGGGTGACCCCAAACTGAGGCCGCACCTTCCAGTGCCAGTGACTTACCCGTGCCGGACTCGGTTGAACCGCAGTGGTAGGTCATCCCATAAATACCCGTAAACCGCATAAAAGGGGCACTGGCGCCTGCCAAAATGATGGAGAGATGTCCGTATAGCCTCTTGGCAATTAAGAGCTTCATGAACGCAACCCAAGTCTCCATTGAGCCAGTGGGTTTGGTATTGGCCACGATGTTCTCAAGGCCGGGCATCGGCACTTCCACAGGTGCGCCAGTTGCGCTGAAGATTTTGCCTGCGAAAACAAAAGTATCATTTTCTTGCCAGCCGTAATTGGCAGGCACTTTGACTGGGGATTTTTCGTTGCTCATTTTTTCCACGCTTGCACGTACGTAATCAAACAAATTCTTGTCGTTGCCTCGACCAAACGATGCCACGATATTCTGGTTGGCCAGTGCCTTGACTGTTTCGTCTTGACTCACGACAGCCTTCTGAGCCATCGTGATGTTCTGCACACCCTCACGCCTGATGGCCATGAAGTGCACTGTGTGTTCTCCGTTGTGGCTTAGGATGTCCACAGGGAAAAGATCGTAGGGAATAATCAAAACGCTACGCATGACCTTGTTGCCCTGCGCGTCTTCGTCTTCCTTCTGAATAAAAATGCCACCACGCTCACCATACGCATAGCCACGGGGTGCTTCAGGGCGAAGCACTTTCTTGACTTCCTCGTCCATTCCAACGCGGGGTAGCTCCACCACACTTTCAACTGTGGTCACCGCCATGTCGCGCCCGAAGATCAGCGGGTTTGTAATCTTGCCCCAGTGTGGGCAACTTGGGCAGACTCCGGGGTTTTCCGAGTCCATTTTGGTGCAGGGGTAGGGGCCTTTGATCTCAGCCAGCTTGGTGCGCATGCGGTCTTCGCTATACGGGTGCATGTCGCTTATCCACTTCGATGCACCCTCGCCATCCACACAGACCTTCGTCCAAGACAAAATGCCACGCCACAGGGGTTCCATGCCGTCTTCGTCAGCGTGTTCCACGTAGTGTGCGATCTGGCCACAGCCTGTACCTGCGCGGGTCTTGACCACGATGTTCTTGAAGCGCGTAACGCTGTTCTCAAACAACTTGACCTGACCTGCGCTTGGTGCGGCTGGCCTAGTACCGGGGAGCTCAACTACATTGCTAGGCTGCTTGGCTTGAACTTCATACTGCGTACCGATCAGGTTCTTCTCAACCACAGCACGGATGTCGGCCAACTCAAAAACAGCACCTTCGCTTACGAAGCGCACGTTAGTCTGCTCACGCACACGCTTCTTGTTCTTGATGCCCTTGTTGATGGTTTCAGGGATGCGCAGAACGCGGGATGCGTCTGAAGTAACTGTGGGGTCGATGTCCAGCTTGTTCTGGTAGCACATGCGCTTAAACGCTTCGGCCACAGGCTTCCACTCGTTGACATCCACGGCTTCGGTTAGCGGCCAGTATGCGTGCACACCGCCGCCAGACGCCACCATCCATGGGTCGCCCAGTGCGGACAGCCCAGTGTCTTCGGTGAACTTCATAATGGCCTGCGCCGCCAGCTTTGCACTTGCGTAGGCCTTGGGCTTGACGTTGCCCTCTGCATCCGGTAAGTCTTTGGGATGGTTGCAATCTACGTCGATGGCAAAGGTCTTGACCATGTGCACATTTTCAGCAGTCCGCTTGTTCTCGCCTTCCCCAAACGTACCTAACGCAAAGTAAATGTCTTCGCCCGACTTCTTCCATCTGTCAATGACAGGTTGTGCTTCCTCCAGTGTGTGAACATAAACGTGTTCTTTTTTTCTTGAAAGTTCCACCACGCAATAACGCCCGTTTCCGGGCGGTGGCAAAACAGCCGCTACAAACTCAAGCGGTTCCATGTTTGTCCGCCTTAATCAGAAAAGGTTTTGTTGTTTTGGGTCGATGAACGGGTGTTCGTCTAAAGGGGCAAGTGCTATAAATCGGCGTAACAATTCTTTCTGCCAGTCTTTGGGCATACCGTGAAGATCAACCATTGCATCAGCGCAAAAGTTAATGAACTCCCTGTTGGTCAGGGTTCTAGGTTGTATTCCTTGCATATTCTTCTCCATGCTTGTTGTGCGTCCTTTGAGGACTTCATTATTTCTAAGAGGAGTTCTACGCGGTTTTGATACGCGACAAAAACATCCTTACCTTCAAACCAGTTGTACACAGTTTGGCGTGTGACCCCGAGCGCATAAGCAATCTTCGTCACAGGGAAATCCAAATAGATCGCCCAACGCCCAAGCTGATTGCCGGGCGTTTTCTTTGCAGCCATCACTGCGTCAATTATTTTTTGTGAATAGGCCATAGTGTTTTAGGTGGGGGTACTAACTGCTCGTCCGCAAGCATGTTGCACAGCTTTCCCCCCGATTCAATTACTCATCGTCCCAGTCGGACACGATGTCAGCCAGCTTGCCTTTCTTGGCAGGCACAGCCGACGGCTTCGCAGACTCCTTGCGGACTTCTGGTTCAGCATCTTCCTCAACTTCAACAGGCTTGGCTTTTGCTTTAGCGGCCTTGGCTCGCTCAGTTGCAATCGCGGCGTTTTCTTCCTCGTCCATCAACTCACCCATGGGGCGCTTGCCGGGGATTGCCAACGGTGCAGGGGCAGACTTCACACCGTCAGAAGCGGCAACAGTCATGACAACTGCACGCTTGGCTTCATCGCTTTCGCCTTGAGCCTTGACGATCTCATACTCTTCTGGAGTCAACCAACGATTGGGCGCGAAGTGCAACTTGGGCGCTTCTGCTTTCGTGTCGAACTTCATACGAGTTACAACCATCTCAGGGCTGATAGGTGGGTTCTGCAAGGCCAAGTTGCGAGCGAAGGCTTGCAATGGGCGCTTATCTCCGTCTTCCTTACCAAACACCGAAGTGGCTGGCAAAGTCAACTGCAATACTGCACCTTCAATGTTGTTCTCAAGCACCACAGCCAAGCGTTGTTGGTAGCGGCAGGCGCGGCTGTTGCCTTGACCTGAACCTGCGATATTCTGAGGGCATGACATGCAAGACGTCGCTTGCTTGTTCTCAGCGGATGCGTCTGGGCGATCACCATCGTTGCTCCAGCAGTCAGGGCCAGTGATGTTATCACCGTCATAAGACTTAGCGTAGAAGATACGGCTGACCTTGGGGGCAGCCTTGACGATGACGACATCCAAGAAGCGTTCGTCGATAGCGGCAATCTCCTTGCCACCGGCCAGCAAACGGAACACACCACCTTTGATGGAGATGCGCTGTGTGCTGTTGCCTACGCCGCCGCCCGTCAGGGCTTTGGCTGTCTCAGATAACTCATGGTTGCGTACGAATGAGGGAACATTGGAAGGGTTAAATAGTGCGATATTTGTCATGATAAATTTACTTGGTTGGTTTAGTTACGCGAATCTCAAACTCCGTTACAGAGTTCAAGCCCGGCGGGAGAGAGCCCGGGTTCTCTTCGAGGTACCGTGCCATGTTGGTTTGCGCGATGCGTTTCTCCAGCAAGTCCACGACTTCATGCTCAAGAATAAACTTCTTGAATGAGTCCCAGTCCTGCGTGTTGTAACGCGTCTTGGTCACCATTGACACAGTTCCAAAGGAAGTCTGCACGGACTTGACGCCCATGGACTTCATTTGGTCTTTCATCGCAAAGCGGATTTCATCTTGCTGACCTTTAAGAGTTTCCATTTCGGTGTCGTACTCTTGAGTCAAGCGGTCGATGCGCTCCTTGATTTTGCGATAGATTTTTGCGAGCCTGTCCAGCGGTACTGGCTCTTGGGTTTCTTCAGACATTGTGCTTTCTCCTGTGTTTGTTTTGTCTAAGGTTTGACAGTTTACATAATTTTTAACTCAATACAACCCCCTTTCATGAATTTATTTCTGTGTCGAACATCTCAGTAAGTAAAGAGTTATCACTTACCTTGTCTTGTAATGCTTTAAACATCTTCTTCTCAATCGGGCTACCCTGAATGTGTATCACAGTAACTTTGTCGGAATCTTGACCTTTGCGGTCGGCTCGTGCTATGCACTGCACGTATTGCTCCACGCTCATGAGTGGCCCATAAAAAACCACGGTGTCAGCGGCAGTTAGGGTAATCCCGTGTGCGGTAGCTTGCGGTTGCATCACCAACACGCGAGGCTCAGACTCGTTTTGAAACCGCCTGATGATGTCTGCGCGTTTGGGCGGGGTCACACTGCCGTGGATGCACTCGTTGGCGATGCCTCTCTTCAAGAGGTGGTTGTGGATGGAGTCGATGGTGCTACGGAACAAAGCAAAGATGATGACCTTGCGTGTCGTCTCCTCCAAGATTTCCTCAAGCACACCAAGGCGAGGCGCTGAGTCAAACTCCACCACTTCTTTGTCATCGGTGTAGGCTGCACCACAACTTATCTGTAAGAGCTTGGATACCCCTGCGGCGGCATTGACTGCACTGATCGTTTCGCCTGCCGCATATACCATCATCTTGTCTTTGAGAAGGTTGTAATACTTGGCCTGCTGTGGGGTCAGCGGGACTTCACGCGTCATGGTAAGGACAGGGGGTAAATCTAAACACGCTTCTTTTGTGAAGCGTATTGCAGGTTGCAACGCTTCATGTACCAGTTCTGGTGCGTTTGGTTTAGCCGCCCATTTAAAGAGCGTTACCTTGTGCATGACCTGATCTCGCCATGCAGTGAAGAACTTGGGCACACCCTCGGGGTTGACCAGTTTAGCCAGACCATACGCATCAGCAGGCGACTGCGATGCGGGTGTACCCGTCATCATCCACAGGAATGTGTTGGGTTTGATGATGGACTTGAGGGTCTTCCAACGCTTGGTTGTGATGGTCTTGTACGCATTGGCCTCGTCAACAATAACCAGATCAAAGCGCCCATCGTTATTGATTTCGTCAGCGATCAGATTCAACCCATCGTAGTTGGCAATTACAAATTCGTAATCTTGCTGAACCATCTCGATACGGCGACTAGCCTGCGCATGGTGCGCGACGATGGCAGAGCGATGGATGATACTGTTGTTCAAGTCACCAAGCCACGCAGACTGCATGATCGACAAGGGGCACAGAATCAAACAACGCCTGACTTCACCACGTTGCATCAAGTAGTCAGCCGCCCACAAAGCTGAGAGTGTCTTACCAGTGCCCGGCTCACTAAACACGAAGGCTTTTCGGTTAAGCGTCAAAAAAGATGCAGTATCTTTTTGATGTGCCATGGGTTTGTATTTACCCGGCCAGTTGTAGCGCCTAGTGATAGGCGATTGAATGTTTTTAACACCTAAGTTACGCAGTACCCGACACTCATCAAGACCCCAATACACGGCCACGTCGTAGCCACCATCCATACGCTCGATGACTTTGTGTTTTGGGATTACCTGATACTTCTGTGGGTTGCGGGTGCGAAAGACAAGTGCTTTGTCCTCGATGATTTCCATGCTTTCTCCGTTTATTTATTATCTGATCGGTTTGCTGACTTACTTCGCATTCGAAGGTTACCCTTCGTGGACGTACCGCCTGAGCGCATGGGTTTGATGTGATCTACATCTTTGCCGTCACCCTTGGTGGCTGCACCTGTCTTCTCCATCATGCGCCTAGCCTTGACTCGACCTGCGCGTTTCTTGATCTGCTCGGGCGTACCTTGGTAGTTGTCGTACTCACTGCGGTAGTTGCGTGTAGCCATGATT